CCGAAGGACGAGACACCCGTGCCAACGAACACCGCCTCGTCCAGGGCGCGGGCCACGGCGAGCGAATGCTCGGTCGCGATCAGGTCCGCAACGCCCACGCCATCGGCGAAGAGCTCGTTGCTGACCTTGGTCGCCACGCCGAACTTCTGGGCCACAAGCTGCACCTGCGTGCCGGTCATGTTGCTGTAGGAGAACTCGGCGTTCTCGCCCAGCCACGAGCCGGTGACGCCGCTCAGCCGCTTCGGAATCGACAGCGTGTCCGACGACATGCTGAAGTTCTGCAGCGCGGTCGGGGCCACGCCATACGTCTCGACGTTGCGGATCACGGTGCTGGACAGCTCATCCGGCACGGTCCAGCCGCCGAGCGAGTTGACGCCGCCGACCATCGAGCGAGCCTCGACGCCGTGGTCCTGGCACCACCGCTTTGCTTCGGCATCGCCGGCGAAGGTCGCCTGAATCCACTTGCCGACGCGGTAGGCATCCTCATGCGAGCGGAACGCCTTCAGCGTCCGGCTGTCGCGAACCGGCTCGATCCGGGTCCGCTCCTCGGCGCGAACCTCGGGAGCCGGCGAGCAACGCTCGGCAACGCTGCGGAGATTGGCGACCGACTCGGCCACCTTCGCCTCGAAGTCGATCTGGCCGGCGAGCGCCTTGGCCTTCTCGGTCAGGCCAGAGAGCTCGAGATTGCGAGCGTCGATGTCGGCCTTGTTGTCAGAGTCGAGAGCGGTCAGGGCCTCGATCCGAGTGGCAACCTCGGCGGCCTCGGTGCGGAGAGCGGTAAGGCGATCCATGTCGTGGTTTCTCCAGCGGCGTGATTGCCGTGAAGTCCACGATGCACTTACCTACCCGGCCCCTTGCAGAACCGCACTTGCGAAACTGTTGTTTTTACAAACACCACACCACGAGCACCGCATCGCGGGCAGCGCACGTACCGCTGCCGTTCGTCGCCGCATGCACGACTAGAGCGCGTTCGCAGTTGCTCGCCGCACTGACAGCGGGGACGGTCAGACATTGCGAATCCTGAGAAGGGCAGCCCAGGCGGCGGCGACGCCTCGCAAGGCCATCTGCGAACAATCCGCCTGGGCCGCCGGCTCGGGTGCCTGCTCCGCAAGCCACGCCTCGTAGGACCGCATGGCCACAGCCACGCTGGTGCTGTTGTACGCCGGCGTCACAACTGGCCCCATTTCGTAGAGCCCTGACGCTTCGACTACTTCGCGAATCGCCTTGCCTGCCTCGTCCGTCGTGAACCGCTCGCCGCCACGCTGTGCGACCGTGAACGCGAACGAACTGCCACGCAGATTCCTCGACCGCACGAGTGCGAGAACGTCCCGCCCGGCCTGCGTGTCTGGCGGCTCCACGATGTAGGAAATCCCACGCTCGTCGGAGATGATCTCCAGCGTGCCGGCAGACTCGCGGCCCAACAGCCAGTTGGAGTCGTGATTGAAGTACGACACGATCTCCTGCTTGCCGCGTTGGCGGCTGAGAATCTTGTCGAACGCCCCAGGCAGGATTCGCTCGCGAAAGCCGCCGAGATCCACGGACAGCCGGTTGTACGGAATCGCCAGCCCCCGAATCGCCTCGCGACCATTCGACCGCGACTCGACCACCAGCTCGGCCTCGGGCAGTTCCTCAACCAACAGCGAGCGGCGTTCAATTTCCATCGGTCGTGTCCTCCTCTTCGGCCTGGTCTTCGGCGTCATCGGCCGGGGTGTCTTCTTCCTCGACGGGCGGCTCGGCCATCGGCTCGGGTGCCGGCGGCTCCTCGCCAGCTTTGTCGAGCGTGGTCATGTTCAGTTGGATGAAGTGCTTGTCGCCCTCAGGGCCGAGCGGGTTCAAGTTTTCCATTTCGCGCACTTCGTTGATGCTCATCCACCCGTTCTGAATCGCCGACACGTAGTAGGCCGAGCGGCTCGCGTGATCGCCACGCAATAGGCCGCTGACGTTGTGCTCGGCAAAGTACCGCTCGTCATCGTCAATCAGGTCGCGGGCAATCGCCGCTTCCCACCGCTTCAGATGCGGCAGCAGGCAGTGCTGCACGAACTCCGTGCCCTGTACCTCGATGTTGCTGTAGGTCGAGCGGGTCAGGTCTTGGATCATGTGCGGCGGCACGCGAAACGCCCGGCAGATTTCAATGACCTGGTACTGCCGCGTCTCGAGGAACTGCGCCGCCTCATTGCTGCCGCTAAGCTCGTGAGCCTTCACGCCATTCGGCAACACCGCCGTGCGGTGCGCTCGATCCGGCCCACGGTGCATCCGCTCCCACTGCTCACGCAGACGCTCGGCTGCCTCGACCGGGATCGGGTTGTCAGACTCCAGCACGATGCCTGGCCGGGCACCGTTGCCGAAGTACGTGGCCCCGTGGGCCTCCAACGCCTGGGCCAGCCCGATGGCGTTCTGGAACAGCCGGTAGGTGGGAATTGGGTGGATGCCGTCGCTGGTCGTGTATCGCAAGGCGAAGATCTGGTCTTGCCGGTACACCGTCTGCCGTCCGTCTGGCTCGCGGTAGAGGTAGCGAATCTGGCCGTTTTCCAGCCGTTCCTCTTCCATCCGACTGCTGTGCAGCGGCCACAGTTCGCCAACCGTGCCACGCGGGCCGGGACGCTTCTCCGCATAGCTCGCGCCGTAGTGCAGGTACAGCCCCGTCATCCAATCCCGAAACTCCTGGGCCGTCTGCCACGGATTCGGCTGCGTGTGCAGCAGACGGTACAGCGGATGCTCGGGAACCTTACGCTTGCCGCCAGACGCCACTCGCTCGTAGAGGTGCAGCGGCAGAGACGAGACGCTGTCGGAAATCACCCGGATACAGGCCGTGTATGCCGAGCACGCCATCGACGTATCGGCGTTGACGCGGATGCCCGACGCGGTGCGACCACCGCCCATCTCGCTCCAGTCGATGCCACGAAGCTCGTGCATCCGGTAGTCATTCGTGATCGCCGTGTCACTCATAGCGTGATGATGTCCCAGGATTGTTCGGCTGGTTTGGCGGTCGCCACGGCGTGCAGGCCAATTCCCATCACAAGCGAAACAATGCCGTCGATGCGTTCCGTTGACTTCGCCTTGCTCGGCTTGATGTTGCCCTGGTGGTCGGTCTGTACTGCCACGTTGCCAGCCATCCACGACAGCACCGGATGATTCCCGTGGCGGATCTTCTCCGAGAGCACGAGGTTCTCCAGCTGCTTGCTTGGGCTACTCATGGAGCCATAGCCCTGTCCAAAGCCTGTCACATTCACGCCTTCCCCTTGCAGTTGCGTCGCAAGTTGCGTGGCGTTCCAGCGGTCGATTCCCACCTGCCGGATGTTGAACTTCTGCGACAGTTCCACGATGTCTCGCCGGATTACGTCGTAGTCGGTGCAGTTCCCATCCGTGACCCTGATGTAGCCGTCCCGAATCCAGCCGATGTAGTCCACCTTGTCCCGCTGCGTCCGCTCGGCAGCGTTCATCTCGGGCACCCAGAAAAACGGCAGAACGTCGAAGGTGCCGTCCTCGGCCTGGCTCACCATCACGAAGGCCGACAAGTCATACGTGGACGCCAAGTCCAGCCCGGCGTACCACTCACGCTTCTCCAGGTCGCCGGCCAGCGGCTTGCCGCACTTCGCCCAGTTGTCAGGCGACAGCCACCGCACGTCTTGCGTGGTCCAGACGTTGAGCCGGTATCGCAGGAATGAATTGAGTTTCGACGGCGATTGCTCAGCCTCGCGGGCGTCGGCTGCGAATGACTCCACCGTGATCGTCTCGCCCAGCGACGGGTTGGCCTTGTGCCACGTCTCGCGGTCCTTCCAATCGTCCTCCGGCGATGCGGCGTAGATGCAGCCGAAGAACGCCGGGTCCACCGTGGGATCGGCAATGCACCGCTCGGCGTAGGCGTGCTGCTCCCAGCAGATGCTCTTGCGGTCATACCCTGCCGTCGTGATCGACAGCAGCAGCGGCTGCCGGCGAGCCGCACCGCCGTACCGCAGGGCATCCCACAGTCGGCGGTCCCGCTGGGCGTGCAACTCGTCAAAGAGCAGGGCGTGGATATTCAGCCCCTCGGCACGGAACGCATCTGCACTGAGAACCCGGTAGAACGAATTGCTCGCCTTGTGGACGATGGTCTTCCGGCTGTCGATCACCTCGAGATGCTTCGACAACGCAGGCGAGGCCCGCACCATCGACGCCGCCTCCCGGTAGATGATGCCCGCCTGCTCGCGGTCGCAGGCCGCACCGTAGACTTCCGCCCCCGGCTCGGAGTCAAAGGCCGTCATGTAGAGCGCGATGCCGGCGAGCGTCGTACTCTTGCCCTGCTTCTTCGGCAGCTCGATGTACCCGACGCGATGCTGCCGCGTTCCGTCTGGGTTCAGCCGCCCGAACAACTCACGCATCACGTGATGCTGCCACGGCAGGAGCGTGAACGGCTTGCCGGCGTTCTGCCCCTTGCTGTGGCGCAGAATCTTCTCGAAGAAATACACCACCCGCTCGTACTTGGCCTGGCCCTCTTTGCAGAGATCAGGCCCCGTGGAGCTTGAAGAACTCTTCGACTTCGTCGCTCGGCTTTTCTTCCTTGCCGCCAAGTCGCACCCTGCTTGTAGGGGTCAGCCCAAACTCGCCCATTAGCGACGCCTGCAGGCTCACTAATCCGCGATATAACGGGCCGGCTGGATTGGGTTTGACGCCACCCAAGTCGGTGTGCATCACCGGCCCACTGGCCCGAAGTTCCATCAGGCACGCCTGCGTCGCAGCGTACACCTCGCACAAAGTCGCCAACGCTTCGCCATCGGCGGTCGTGAGCGTGCCGAGGCCCAACAGGATCGGCACGAGCTCATCCCACTTCTCCACCGCGAGCGGTTCGACCATCAGTCGCTTCGGCATCGGCGGCGAGCCAGCCGGGGCCGGGAGGTCGGGCCGGATCGGCCGCTTGCCGGGATTGCCCAGTAGCTTTTTCACGTTGGCCGGTTGTGGCTTTCGACCGCGTGGCATCAGAAAACCTCAAAAACGCCGGGAAAAACGCCAAGCCAAAATGCTGGCGCTCTTTCCGAGGTTACGACCGTGGTTCGCCACCCCCGGCCGCGCCGTGATCCGCTCCACCCCCCCATCGGTGCAGTGGTGGAGACTCGCGTATCGTCTTCCTGCTATGGCATCGCACGCATCGTGCTTCGCCGTTGGCCACGTCATAGCGTGCGCCGCCTTGTGAGATAGGCACCACATGGTCCGCGTGCATCTCGCGTCCTGTGGCCACTCGCCCACAGTCAACGCACTGCCATGCACACTTGGTCAACACCGCCTGCCTCCACCGTCTGTGCGCCTTATCGCAGTACCCTCGTGCCGCTGCATTTGGTCTACCGCTCTCATCCCGTCTGGGTGCGGTACGCAATCGCAGTGGCCTATGGGATGGGATGCGTTGCGGCATAGAGGGGGCATCAACTCTTGAGCGAGACGATTCCCGTGGTGCCTGTGCTGTTGGTTCCGCCGCTCACGATCTTCAGGAACGACAGCCCGAACACTGCATCAGGCAGCGCGTAGATGCGGCCTTCCGTGCTCGAAGGGGCGAGCGTGATATCAGCGGCTGAGCCATCGGCCCCATAGATACGCCGGAACGTGCCGTCTGCACTGGTGCTACCCCACATCTGGAGCGACGTGCTGCTGGTGCTCATCGTGCCCAGGTTCACGACGCCGCCAGCCATATCGTCCAGTCGCAGGGTGGTGGCGACACTGGTGGCCGTGCTGAGCGTGATAGCAACGTCGCGCTCGTACCGCTTGATCTTCACATGGGACATGGTCTATCTCCTGGCTCGGGTCTGGCCCGCATCGTGGCCCGTGGATTCAGCGTATTGGGCGTGCGGCTAGCCTTGCAGT